AACTGCCATCGCTTGAGCGCGTGTTGCAGCGCTGGATGTAAAAATGAAAGGTGAGATTGATCCTGTATTGTTGAAAGGCGCAGGTGTAGATGCTGCATCGACTGTGATATGAGCAGCAGGAGTTTTAGGAACAAAAAAGTCTAACAGTGCCATTGGACAAATTATAGCACTTTGTCAACCCACTTGAATGTCAATTTCTGTTTCTGCCCGTGTCGCAAAATGAGTCACCATAGAAGCTGCAACTCCACCGCAAACGATTCCCGACTTCAATCTACCCATGACCCAACCACCATCCCCTCTTTGAAGTTTGACTGCAGATAAAACTTGCTTGTCGAGTTCCTCTTGCCCTTTATGGACTAGACGATTTGATGAAATAGCCGAAACAAACTCATCGCAGCTTTGTTGATACTCAATTCCCGAAATTTCATGTATTGGGATGCCTGCAGGTTGCAATCTAGCAGCAACTGCCGCTGCGGTTGATTTGCTAAACGCCACTGTGTTGACGGGATACTTGCGAACCCAGGTCGCGACATCGTTTGCAAGCAATTTGTCATCAAGGTTAATTGGGTTGTACCAAGTTTGAAGCAAGGAAACCATAAATTTATCTTTGCCGATTCTTTGACCTGCAACAAGAGCTGCGTGTTGACGGTCGGGACTGAGATCGATGGCAAACCAAGTGTCTTTCTCAACATCAAGTTTGACCTTCTCATCCTTACACTTTGCCCACTCGCTCGGGATAATGACTGGATTTATCATGTCAACGAATTGGCACAAAACCTCAGTTCTAAAAATGTCTTCGCGATCTGATAGCGAATCTCTAATGTTATCCTCATGGATTGTGTAGCCCAATGAAGGATTTGCTTGATACCACCCGTCAATGTCATTGATTGGCTTATCCTGTTCAGCCGACCACTCGAACCAACCAATAGAATCCTCACCGCCTTGAGAGGCTGCAAGTCCTCGCTCTCTCAACTTGAGAAGTAAAACCGATTGAGCATGACCTGCGTTTGAATAAACGATTGCCTGCGGATTTTTATTACTCATTTGAGTAAATCGCATCGATGACCAAATTTCCTCATCGGTAAATTCGCGTAACTCGTCAATGTGGATGACATCGGGTGCTGCAATGCCTCTAGCTGCTGAGTTTCCTGCTCGAATAAGATAACGAGCGCCATTGAGAAATCGAATTTCCTGCGATCCTTTTGACTCGTACTTTTTGGCAAAGTTAGCCTGCAGAATTGGCGAGTCCTCAATCATTTGACCAACTTTGAAAAAGATTTCTGCCGAAGTTGTAAGTTTGTGAGCAGTTGCCAAATGCATTTTTTCATCGAGTTTGTAAATACCAAACAGGATGCGAAGCGCCATAAATGTTGACTTGCCATTTTGACGGGCAATCATGACCCCAACAATCGGGTGCGCCCATCGTCCATCGGGTTTGTACTTTAAGGTTTCAATCGCAAGGAGTTCCTGCCATTTAAGCAACGGATGACCGATTTCTTTGCAGAAGTCAATCATTTCTAGACCCCGTGAAGGTAAATCTAGGCTTTTGGAGCGAATACGAGGTTCGGTTACCCCTACCCTGCCCGATTCAAGCCCGTGTGAGCCGTTCTCAGCCATTTTGAGCCGAACTGAACCATTTAGTCTTGATCATGTATTTTTGACTCGGTTTCGGGGTAAAAAGAAACAGGAAGGGTCGGGGGTGTCCTTGCGCTCTCAAAAAACCTACCCCCCTTGCGTGAATTGCACAAACCACAAAGAGTTTGCAAGTTAGAAGGTGAATCTGAACCATTCTCCATCAACCTTCTTGGAATTATGTGATCAACTGTTAGATTCTCATCAGTACCGCATGATTGGCATACACCATCGCGTTTGATTATCTGTTTCCTAATCTTACGCCATCGATTAGTTGATCCTGAGTTTCTTAAACTGCTACTCAATGCCATCCCTTACTGCGCCAATGCTCGAGTGCAGCGCATGTGTCAGGTTGTTTTCCTTCATGTGTATAAGTGTAGCCGTATCTGTTCCCTATGTACTTGAGTCCCCATGTCACCTGTGTTATTCCATCGACTCTACTAAGGAACTCTGATCTACCTTGAGGAATACCGTAATGAGAACCATTGCGTGCATCAGGATTCCATGCACTTTCTTTTCCGTACAAAATACTTAAACATTTGTACAAATTACCTGTTAATTGTATTTGAGCAAATTCTTTTGGTGTATAGGTTTTTGTTGGTGCGTTTGTCGCACTAGCTGCTGATACGAAGGAGAAGCATAAAGCGCCCCCTAACACGATTGCTACCGAGCGAACTACGCCCTTCAGGGTTCGCTCTGAGCACTTCGGGTGCTCTAGCCCTCTGAGTGTACTAGTCATGTCAAATCCAATCTTGTCATTTGGCGCATAACCGCAGGTCAAAGCCTTAATTCTTTGCACCTTGCGATCAGCGTGTCGGACTAAGCGTTATCTGTTCTATAAAATCCTTTCCCTTTGAAAACCAATCCAGGAGCTGAATAAATGCGATTTGCTTGAGCGCCACAATCTTGACACCTAACTAAATCGTGCTCCATCGGTAACTCCAACTCCATCTGCAAATTACACAATGGGCATCGATATTCATAAGTTGGCATTATTCTCCGGTTCACAGGCTTTACAACTCCAATGCTTTACTTTCCAGTTACCGCAATTATCGCACCGAACTAATGCCTTTTCCCAATTTATATCTGCAGGAATCTTTGTGTAACCTGCTTTACGAAGTAATTGCACCAAATCACTTAATGGCAACATGCAGACGAACTCCCCGACTGATGCTTCCCCTTGACCATTAAGTCTGAAACACGCAAATCCAATTTCCCCTGATTTAGAAGTGCGTGCCTTGATTTGGCGCAATGTCCCTTTGATGTCAAGTGAGTTGCGCGCTTTGATCTCGATGTCGAACGGGACACCTTGAACATCTTTGCCTTGACCGCGACCTACACTAGCTGCGTGCCACCACTGCTGCAAGTAATTGGCAACGAGCCTTTCGGTCGCATAACCTCGATTCTTACGATGTTGAGTCATCTACTTCTTTCGATGAATGTAATTTAATGTGACTTACAGCGTGACACTTAATGCAAGTCAGAAACACTTTGTCATTAAACTCAGGTGTGATTGCCACTGGTTCATTGCATAACTCGCAATAAATAACAATTTCCTGTGGTTCATCCAATTCACCGCCTATGATGGTCGCTTCTCCATCGCTGAAAATAATCATTTCCGCCATTAGAACATCATCCCTTCATCAACTGATCGCCAAACGATGCAATCATTGCCATTTGCGTTTTTCCTGCGTTCACCTGAGTCGATAATGAAACCATTTTGAAACAATGTAATTCGAGAAGGTCGAACAGTGTCACCTGATAAATTGAGGTTGCGTTGAATCTCTTGATCGGTTGCGCCTTTTAAGCCTTGTCGAATAATGTATTCATAAACGCGCAAACGCATAGTCCCGGACTTTGGGTAAGCCCTCTCAGCAGCTTCTCGCGATGTTTGTCGAGCGTTCTTTGCAATGATTACTTTGTTCTCCATCATGCACGCTTCTTTTGTGGACGCCATGAGCCATCAGGTGCTATCTCGTACCAAATGACATCCTCGCCTTTAGGGCAACGATTTATTTCGCCTGTAGCAGCAGCAATGCACTTAAAATGACCCCACGCTTTATTAGCCTTAGTCATTCCATGCGCCCAGTGCATTTCCCCATGAGGGCAACGAGGAACATCTTTGTCAGTTGTACCGCCTATAATGTCTTTGACTATTAAAACTGCTTCCGCTGATGTTTTAGGCATTTCAACATTCTTAATTGTCCAAGGATCATCCTCTTTCTCAACAGGGATGTACTCAGGTTTTGGCTTTGATATTTCGCTGCGAGCAACCTTAATCATTTCCTCTTTTGATGGTCGTTTGCCTTTAGCTGCATAACCTGCGTTTGCAAGTGCACGACCGATTGCAGAAGTTTCACAGTTTTCCAACGCGCTAGTAGCATTAACCCCTCGACTGCTAACGCTCTCCTCCGCGAGTCCTGAGGAAAACGGCACGCTATCCGCGTAAGTACGATAAAGCCATGCTTTAACAATGTATCGATCACCCTGGAAAGAAATAAGTTCTGTTTCAACACGCCCATCAGGATAGTCCTCCCAAAATGTAGTCACCTTTGTTGGATTGCCTAGTCGTTTTTCAACTGGCTCATAATTGTGAAGATTAAACATAAAGTTCATCCTCCTCAGTTTGTAGTTGGAGTGCTATTGCAAGATAAGCGATTGCATCGATGTAGGAGTCTGCGTGACTAGGGGTTTCCTGAATTCGACTGAGTTTGACCTCGACCATTGCAAGTGCAGCTTGAGAGTCTGAGATTGGGAAATCAAATAAATTGGATAACCGCGAAGCAATCCGACCTTGATTGATTTTCGGATGACCGTAGATTCGACCACGATCTTGCATAATGTCAATGGCATTGATTAGCGCCTCAGTTGCCTTCATCGACCAACCTGCTCAAACTGCTTTCTTAATGCTTTGCGACCTTCGACAATTCCTCGATCGCGACCAACTTCCTCACCTAAACGATACGACAAATACATTGCCAAACAAATGCCTGCGACCGTCAAGATTGTTAGTGAATTGATAATCATTTCTTGCTCCCTTTGCAGCTACTAGGTTCGCTACTGGATTAGGGTTGCACACTTACCCGACAAAATCTCGTTTATTTTGATAACGAAACGGTAACGATTCTGCCGTGTCCATTTGATCGTCAATGTCCCTAAAAATGTCGATTTTGAGGTCATCCATAAGTTTTGCCATAGACGGTGAATGAACCGTCCTTGTTGATTGGAATAAGCATAGGCGAGAGGTTCTTTCCGTAGGTTTCCAGGATAGCCACGCTCATTTGCCAATTAGCCGCTCCTGCCTTTAAATAAGAGGCTTTCCGCTTGTCCATGACATTACCTGCCTCCACGCCCCAAAGAGTCCTGTATGAGCCTCCTATGCCCTCAGAATAGGCACTGATGCCCGCTCTGTGAGTGTGACCGCAAACCACGCTTTTACCAAACTTCTTAGCCAAACCGAGCGCAGTGAGTCCTGCGTTGGAATTCATCGAACCCTCATCCCCATGAACCAAAACCCAACCGGGATGGAACTCAAAAGGCTTCTTATGAAAGCGGATGCCTAATGAGGCGAAGTCCATAAATTTTGGATATTCAAGTTCAGGCAAACCTATGAGGGACGGCGCTCCTCGAAGGAGTGTGTGATAAAGGCGATCTGTGTGATTGCTTCGAGTGATGTCTGTTGTGCGTAAGTCCCAAAGTATTTCCTGAGCAAGGCTTCGATCAGCATCGAGTTGACCCTCCCATTCAAGCCCTGTTCCCTTCGCCCATTTGGATTGGGCTTGCATGTCCAACTCATCGCCCGTGTTGAGAACGAGGTCGAATTTCTCCCGATTAACTAACTTGATTAGATTCTTGACTGCAGCTTCATGATGGTACGGAATTTGAAGGTCGCTGATAACTAAAATGCGAGATTTTGTTGTTGTCATTCATCCTCATCGTCATACCAGTCAGGTTCAGGAATGTTTGGGTTTATGGGAGTAGGTAATAACCAATCGGGATAAGCAGACTTTTCCATGATCATAGACATGCAGATTGAGTCAGGGAATCCTGCTCGCTTGAGAGATTTGTAAAACTCATGAAGCCCAATGCAGTAGGCATCGAGTTTGGAATAGCCTTGTTCCTCTAGCTGCTTAGTTGCTTTCCTTGCCATAGGTAAATTGTTACCTCTCTAGGATGCGAATAATCGTTTCAACACGCGCTTCGAGTGCAGTAATTTGGTCGCGCATGCTACTTCCTGAATTTGGCTTTAACTCGTTTAGGTAATGCTTTACTAACCATTTGACCGATCCAATAAATGAACCAATAACGCTCAGCGCAACAGTTACAACAACCGCTAAGTCTTGCGTGCTCATTACTTTTTGGGAGTGGCGTAACCAAAGACACCTGCTAAAACCGCCCAAAGAATTGCACGGTAATCGACATCGAAGTTTGAAGCTGCCCAAGCAGAAAGAAATGCACCTGCGGTGAGGACAATAGGATTTTTCATGTTCATTACTTATCTCCAATCATAGGGATTTCTTTGAAAAACGAGCCATCCAAGTCCGCATCCTTGCGAAACGAGAAATGTGCGTGTTTTTTGTGCGGGTTGCTGCCGCGATATTTTCTCCACTTCCAGTTAAGGATGGGTGAAGCAATTTTTTCGTTAAATATGATGTAACTAAATCGTCCGTGTTTTTTGGCATATATTCGAATCTGATCAACCAAGTCGGGCATGACATCGCGCCCTTCGGATAAAGCACGAGAACAGTCCCAGGCGCGTACCCAACCATCAACATCCGCATTGTGGTCAGACTTACGAGCTGCATGCCTTGCATCTGAGTAAGCCCCTGAGTCCGAGCGACGATCACGATCGGAGAAGGCATCGTCAATTTGTTCTCGAAGTTGGATTGCAGACTTAGATAACTGTGGCTTCATTATCCGAGAATTGTTTGAAGTTCATCCTCAGTTAAACCGAGTCGAGCCAATAAAGCAGCCTTGTCTGTTTCTGCTTTTGCCTTTGCTTGCGCTGCTACTGCTTGCGCTGCTTTATCCGCTTCATATTGAGCAAATTCTTCATCATTCATTTCGCGGTCAATTACTTCATCGGTTTCAACATTGTGAATTCTTACCATTGGTCGAGATGTTTTAGCCATTATTTAACTCCATAAAGTAGAACTGTTCCTGATGTAAAGTTTCCTGCTGATGGATAGAATAAAAGCGAACTAATGGCAGTTGTTTGGTTGTAGTAACCTCCAAGGGAGGTGTAAGAATTAAAATTTGCGGTAGTTGTCCCATTGACTGCTATTGATTGCGTATTCATTATTTTCCAGGTTGCGCTGTTTGCATAATTTGGAATAGTTGTAACTGATAAACCTGTTGCAACTGAGTTGTCGTTGTTTTGCATCAATGTAAGTTCAGTGTCTGAAAATGAGTCGTTAAATCCACTTGTTGTTGTTAATGTTAAATATCTAGTGCCTGAATCAGAATTGACACGCAATCTTAAACCACTATTGTCGGTAGCTGGTTTAAAGTTTTGCACAACTATTTGAAGATTATTATATGTTTGTGGAATAGATGAAAGAGTCACGCTTGCGCCTGTTAATGTTGTAGTGCTAATAAGAGTCATTCCACCGCTTGCTGCAGTTGCCCATGATGGCACACCTGCCGCGACTGTTAAGACTTGACCAGTTGATCCGATGCCTAAACGAGTTTTTGCGGTTGAGGAAGCATAGTAGTCGATGTCGCCTGCGGTTGTTCCAGGACTTAGCGCTTTGACTGAAGTGTCAACTGATGAGCCCAAAGTGCGAATTGCAGCAGCGCCATCTTTGACGAGTGCGGTGTCATCAGGTGTTGTCCACCCGTAGTTGGTCGTTGTTGCCATTGTTCTCCTATTGTCAGGCTACTATTGTAGCGTTAGTCCAGTCCAAAGTTGGATTGATAGTGTTCCACGCCTCGGTGATTGGGACATTGACCCACTTCATTGCCTGCAGGCTAAACGCCAAAGGCGAAAGATTGAGTGTCACCGAAAGTTTGTTAAATGCTGAGTTAAAAGTCCATCCCTCAACAAAACCCTGGAATCTACCGCCCGTCATGTTTGTTGGTAAATTTGTAATGTCAAGCGGTAAGCCCATGAAAACATTAAGTAAATCATCACGGTCAGCATTATCTATTTCAGGGTTAGTCAATTCAAAGGTAATCGATTTGAACAGGCTTTGAGGATAAGCGCGAAGGTCAAGATAGAACGCGGCTTGAGATGTGGCATCTGCCCCGTTTTCAATTGAGGTTGTAATGTTCTGCGCCTGTTGCCCATAGAGCGCTATTGAAGCCGCATCTGTGTCCGACACCTGCGCACCGTTTTTATAAGTAATCGTTACGGCATTTCTTATGTCACCTAGTTTGCGAGATGTTGAAATCCCACGCGATAAAGCATGATTGCCTGTAACTTCAAGATAGCCATTAGCTGCAAGGTATGTACTGCGGTGAGTGCTATCGGCGTAACCGATACGACCAGCAGCATCCTCATAAATGTAACCGAGTCCTGATGTTGCCAATGCTGCAACAAGTGAATAGACATCAGTAACGCTTGATGATCGAGCAGCTAGTTCATAGTCCCCAGGTTGGTCAATCTCACCCAGTCCTGAGTTTTGAGCATTAGCCCAAGTTTCTGTTGCGTTGTAAGTTGTCCATTGAGTTGCCGCAGGCACTTCATTCCAAGCGTTGTAAAGCAAACCTGAAAGAATTGAGTAAATCTGATCTCCGTCAAAATCTTTTGCTAGGACTCCTTCGGTTAGAATTTTGGGAAGTTTGGATAATGCACCCAATGCAATAACTTTGAAAGTCTGAACAATGGCATTTGATCCTGATGACTTAACGCTTTGGTCAATGTCCGTAACAAAACCGCCAAAGATAGGGATAAATGTTCCTGATGTATCCTTAACCTGGATTGCTAAGGAATCATTGATTTCAATTGCCAGCGCGCTTTGGTCTGTGTTGACTATTTCAACCGAGCAGTAACCTGCAACGGGTTGTTGGTAAATATCTGTTCGCCCTGAAGTAATGGTCAGGTTTGAAAGAGTCACGGTTGTAAATGTTCCACCGTCAATTGATACCTGCCAAACGGGACTCCAGGCGGTCATCGGTCAAATGCTCCAGCGCCAAGCGTACCTCGAGCGGATGAGTCATTTAAGATTTCTACAATTTGGCGAGCAGTAGATTCTGAGTCGATTGCACCATTGACCGTGATGTTGTATTGCTGCATCGTTCTTTCCTCGCCCATTCTAAATGCGGCAGGGCTAAATGTTGCAGGTTGAACGCCCATAAGTTGATCTACTAAGTTACCGAGTTTTGCTGCATCGGCTTCAAGTTTTGCAAGAGCTGCTTTATTAGCCGCGGTCGCTCCTTTACCGCCACCGCCACCACCGCCTGCCAAACCTGCCATGCTTGAGGATACTGTTGCTAGTCCTGAAACCGCAGCAAGTATTCCTGCATTGCCACCACCGCTAATTGCGCCTGAACTGCCACCTGTTGCAAAATTGCCACCACCCCCACCAATTAAGCCAATGTCCGCTGTTGGGAGTCGATTGTAAGCGCTGATAACTGCGTTAACCATGTCACGAACTGCTCCAACAAAATCTGAAATCTTATCTATTGCTGAACCGATAATCCCAATAATTTTGCCAAAGACTTCACCAACAACGCGAAGCGCTCCACCTGCAAGATTGGTCAGGATTGGAATGACATAATCGCCAATGAAATTGAACAATCTTTGGAATGAGTCTTTGTTGTCATTGATTGCCTTGACGATTGGGTCAAATGCACTTGCAAACTTTTGAAGGTTTGGAACAACCTGATTGACAACAAATGAAACCAATCTTTCGATGATTGGAAGTAATGCATAACCGATAGTTTCTTTCGCCTCATCAAATGCGACCTTGAGTCGATCCATGCGACCCTGGAATGTTTCAGCGTTCTTTGCCGCTGCTCCACCGAATAAATCTGAAAGTCTGCCTTGAACATCTGTGAAACTCATTGTCTTAAGTTCTGCAGATGATAAACCAATGCCTAATTTGCCGAGAGCAGTGGTGTTGCCGTCATAGGCTTTACCTAAAGCGTTTGCGACTGTTTCTAGTGGCTTGCCTGTAGCCTGGCTAACATCTAGGGCAAGGTTAAGCAATTCTTGAGCCTTAGCGGTGTCACCTGTTGAAAGTGCTAAGCGTTGCAATGCTGGACGAAGTTGATCATCTGCTACACCTGTTGCAAGTGCAGTCTTTGTGATTTGTTGTTCAACTGTTGCGATTTGGTCACGAGTTGCACCTGTTGCGTTTTCGAGTGCCGCTGCAAGGCGAACCTGAGCAGCTTCATCCTCAATGGCTGCCTTAACTCCATCAATGGCAAGTTTGCCCGCATAGGCAACCGCTGCCGCTGCCGCTGCTGCAAATGCTGCTGCTGCGACCTTTCCAAACTTCTCGATCTTGCCCCCGAAGCCTTCGACCTCGGTTGAGCCTTTGTTTAGATTCTTATTAAAGTCATCAATGTCTGCAATGAGTTTGAGGGTTAACGCTCTTGTACCTGTTGCCATTATCCCCACTCTTTCAGGATGCGACTAAATGCCGCAGTCCATTCGCTGACTATGTAAGGTTGGATTCTGCGAAGTGTTGGATAAATAAACCAACCCTTTGAACCGCGACCTTCACGCCCTGACCAAACAGGGAACTGCTTAAACTTATTTGAACCAAATTCAGAACCACCCCAAATGTCTTTGGTTGTTGCTCCACCGCTAAATTTCTGAGATGCAAAACCGTAAGTAATCTCACCAATCTTTGATGATTTTTTAACCCTTGCACCTTCAGCGATGCGACCTGCTACGGCTCGAGAATTTAAACCGTTAGCAGTGCCAATCACCTCTTTGCGTGCATACTCTGAGAGAGCGCCTGACTGCTTTTTCGCTTCCTCAGTAGCAGCTTCATCCATGTTCTTTAACGCCTTGAAAACGCCTCGAAGTTCGGTCTTGTCAAATGCTATTTCAGCCTTTGCCATTTCCTTGCTCCTTAAGTATTTCTAACGCGGTAAGAATTTCCTCTGCGGTTTGCCATTCACTCATCGGGATTCCTGTTGCCAGTGCTAACTGGATTAGGACTCGGTTGATGCTTCCTGGCTCGAAA